AGCTCCATGAGAAGTACGAAAAAGAGCTTGAAATAATAGGTGAGCATAACGAAAACAAGCTAGCACTTGAAGATGAATATATTGATAATTTGATTGATTTAGACGCTAAAAGAGAAGAAGAGAAAAATAAAGCAGCTAAGGACTCGTTAAAGCAAACAGAAAGGCGCTTAAAATACGAGCAACAACTTGAGATGCAGAACGCTAAATCTATATTGTCGATAATGTCTTCGCTTGTTGATAGTGAAAGCAAAATAGGCAAAGCTTTATTTTTAGGTTCACAGGCTTTAGCTGCTAGCGAGGTGTTTTTCAATACTCAGGCGGCGGCAGCAAGAGCGCTTGCTGAGCTTGGCCCTATAGCTGGGCCACCTGTAGCGGCGTCAATACAAACTTCTGGTGCTTTAAGTATGGCGGCAATAGCGGCGCAAACATTCGGTAGCTTATCTGGCGGAGGCGGAGGCGGCTCTATAAGTAGCGGCTCAACAGGCTCAATTAGCAGCTCAAGCAATCAATCACAACCAGATTTTGTACAAGATACGGCTTCACTAGATTTTACTGATAGCAATGCCGGGGGATCTCGCGCCATGGAAGTAAGGTTTACCACGGATTCAGGTGACCCGCTTACATTGGCTTTAGTTGAAGCAATTAACAAAGGACAAAGAGAAGGTCTATATTAATGGGTTTATCAATATCATACACAAATGTTTTAATTGACCAAGTACCAACAATAACCGATGCTGAGCCTGGCGAAATACCTGCTAATATTTCAGACCCGGATCACTCCTTAAATTATACGTGCGGAACAAACACGCAAGATTTTGCTATAAGGTACGGAGCGCAAACTGGTATTAGTTATGTAGCTATATCAGGACATAACGCCGCAACTCCCGCACCCGCAACAGTTGCAATATATGACGGTTTGGACTTTGTGCAACTTGTACAACCATTAAAAAGAAATCATAATTTAATGTTTACGTTTCCACAGAGAAACTTTACTGATTTAATAATTAGGTTTCTAACAGTGCCAAAAAACCACCAAACAACTGTTAGCTTTGTTGCTGCTGGCAAGCATCTTGATATAGAAAGCGGGGAGCAGTCAGGTTACAAGAGATTGTGGCTTATGCGTCACTTAGAGCAACGCACAACAACTAATATGCAAGCGGCACCTGTTAGCTCACTTAAAAAGCCAAAAGCCTTAAAAGGCTCGTTAAGCTTACCTAATGAGGTAGCAGAGTTTACCGAAACAGACTGGCAAGACTTCGAAGACTTTACACTTGAGCAACCTTTCTTTATCAAAGAGCAGGAAGATGAGCCGCAAAGCGCTTATATTTGTTTTGACGCTAAGCACGATATAGCAGCACACCCACAAACAAGAAAACTAAACACGGTAAAATTAACCTTTAACGCTTACAACGGGTTATAAAAATGGCAACATTTGAACAAACTAGAAGCATGAGAAATCAACAGCATTTTGAAGTGCTAGAGATTGACTTGCCTGTAATTACTGGCGCTTGCACTATCGGCAGTTCACCCGGTTATGGCACACCTAGAACTTGCGATCAAGCATGGTCAGGTGAATACAAAACATATAAGTTTACCAATCAAAACGCGCCACTAATACAAGGCTCTCCCTTTAGATGCATAAAATCAATAAACGAAACAGCTACAGCGATTAAGCCGGGGCAGGGTTTAGCGGGGCGTGGATCTTTGAGTATAACCTTTGATGATTTTACAAACCAAGACCCAAACCCAGAAGCACCAGCCGTTAATACCACAGTTAAAAAACAAGGTACTTTTTTTGGTAAACTTGCGGCTCGTCAAATATTTGACAATAAAAAGGTAAGATTAAAACTTTACAGGGTACAACCTGACGGAACGATTGATTTAGTTAATGGTGCTGAAACTAGGCATTATGTCGCTGCTTCGTTTAATGCTGGCAGTAACGGCACATGGAGATTAAATTGTAAAGATGTAATGTCACTAGCAAACCTTGATGAAAAAGAATGGCCTGTGGCTACTAACGGCTTTTTACGTCAAGACATAACTGACGTCCAAACCGTTTTGCAGGTTGATAATGAAACAACTTACGCCATAGGTATGGTAGTCCGTATTGGTGATGAGTTCATGCGTATTACTGGTGTTGATACTTCAAACCCAGCAGATAAAAAAATACAAATATTAAATCGTGGTGACGATATAGCTGGCCCCGTTTCAGGTGAGATTTTAACAATCACAGAGAAAACAGAGCACAGCGCAGGCGATGAAATATTCATATGTGAAGAATCTGATGATGAAACAATTGATTCCTTATTAACTCGCATATTGGTTGATTCTGATTTTGATTCAGCATTAATACCTTCCGCTGAATGGGCGGCAGAGGTTAACGAATGGCACGCTACAACAAGGATTAACGCATTACATATCGAGTCAAAAGGAGTTAACGAGGTATTAAAAAGTATCTTAAACGGTTTTTTAATGGATATGTGGTTTAGTACAACAGAAAACAAAGCAAAACTATCAGCTATTAGCGTATGGAAACAAAGCAGCGCCACGATAAAGGAGGGCAAAGAAATAAACGCCTATACTATAAGCAAGAAGCCGCAAGAGCAAATAAGAGCATCAAGAGCGCTTGTATTGTATGACAAAAGAAACCTATCAGATAATGATGATGATTCTAGCTATAAAAAAGGCTCTCAGTTTTCAGATAACACCATTATAGGCCCTGAATTATACGGAGAACATAAAGATAAACGATTTAAAAACAATGTAATGCTTGATAAGGATGCTGCAAACCTGTTGACGCAGCGTTACGTAAGCAGATTCAAATTTACGTCTTATATTAGAGATTATAAAGCAGACGAGAGGTATTTAGATTTCAAAACTGGCGATGTTGTCAATGTTGACAGTGAAGTTGATCAAGGTTTTGACGGTGCAAACTCTAACAACATTAGAGCGCAAGTGTTAAAAATAAACCCTGAATACAACAAGGAAGGTAGAAAATATAAAGTTGATTTAATGACATACGAGCCAGTTTTTGAGGATAATAGTGAAATACTGCTAGACGGTCCATTAGGTGAGGTAAATCTATATATACTTGCTGGCGCTCCTTCTCAGCCTGTCACCATTACATTTGTGTTAACAGCTTACTCATACGGGCAAACTGCTATTAGAGCCGGGCAATTCCCTAGCGGGTCAAAAATAATACTAATACTTGCAAACGGATTTGAGGGTAAAGCTAACGGCGGAGCTGGTGGCGATGGTGAAGGCATAGAGCTAAACCCTGAAACTATGAGTTATACATATTTCCCACCAGCCCAAGATGGCGTTAACGGTGGTACGGTTTACGATGCACAAGGTGTTGATACTGATATATATTTTAGCGGCTCTACGCCTTCCACCGCATACCCAACAGCAGACGGTTATATTTTTGCTCCCAATGGCGGTGACGGTGGGTTTGATCATGTCGGCACAACTTCCGGTGATGGTGGTAACGGCGGTAACGGAAGATTGCCGGGTACTGGTGGCGCGGCTGGGTTTGCTGGCAGTCCATTACCCAGCGGAACGGCAGGTACTAACGGCTCAATAAATGATACGGGCGCTGGATGGGGTCAAGATGGTGTTGATAATGATGCCTCCAAAGGCTTGGCTGGTAGCGGTATAATCGACAGCGGCGCGGCTAACGTGGTATTATTTGGAGCAACAGCAGCAAGATATGTAAATGGGAATGGTGATCACTAATGAATATTGAGAAAATGGCTTTAAAAATTCAAGAAATGCAAGTAGAGCACGAATTACTTAAGCGGGAACTTGACGAGCTAAAAGCACAAAAAACACAAAAAGTAGAAAAAATTTCCGTCGATGTTGACCATATTGTCAATAAAGCCACTAGTGAATGTAAAAATATCATTGAGTCGCTAAAAGCGCAGAAAAACAAAGAGCACAATAAAACAAACGAAGGGCTACATAACGCCATTAACTCAGCAATAGATAAAAAAGTAAATATTAATTTTGTAAACAACCTATACAGGAATAAATAAAAATGGCTAGCATAACGTTAATAGGTTCACTACTTGATCCTAATGGTTTTTTTTCAGTTGGTGATAAGGTTAGGTTTACCCATAAAACAAACACAGGCAGCACAATAAAAAGTGCAGTATCAA